TTGCTTGATGTGTAATTACTACCAGTCGTAAGGTTTGCACTACGATGGTATTTGTCGTAATAAAGTGAAACGTCAACTGAGATGTCATTAACATCAGTTATTATCTCATCGGTTTCAATGGTGATTGTGCCAGAATGTCTGTAATATTCCTCTCGCAACTCAATATATTCCTCATCGAATAAACCAGCAGAGCCATATTCACCCCAATCCCACAAGTAGACACGATTGCCACCATTTAGCGGGTTGATAGTTACTTCGGTTGATTTTTCGTTCATATCCTCAATAGTTTTTACAGATGCCACATCGATAACATACTCATTTCCATTTGTTTGGTTTATGATGTTTTTTTCGCTATATTTTTGCGACAAGTCTTTGTAGTCATCTGGTGTGATTGTGTCAATAATCTTTGCCATATCAAATACCTCTCGTTATTTTCAATTTTCCTAGCGAAACATACATCCTTAATAGTCCAACCTGGCAAACCTTTAATAGCACATCGTATAGAGTTTGTTGAGATTTAATGTAAGCCTTAGGAATATAGTAATTATCACAAGCAGTTTTTGCCTCACTTGTATACTCAACATTGATACCTTTTCTATCGCAGCACCAAGAGATAATCTTTGTTAGATTACAAGTTCCCGTTGCATCAATAGGCATTATAGGTACAATGTCATCTTTCATTCTTTCAAAGAAGTCAATACAATCAAAACCCCAAACATCATCACCGCGCTCATTGTCTTTCGTGTCTATGTAAAATGAGCCTTGATAAATGCCATCTATGTGAATTTTTGCCTCAACATTTTGAAAGATTAGGTTTTTCGCATACAATTCATCGATAATATCATCGTTGTCGAAAATATCGAGTGATGCTTTATTTGATGAGATACCAAACTTTAATTCGGTTTCATCACTAAACTTATCATCATCCCATTTTAAAGACTTTATTGTTCGATAATCATAAACACCTGTGTAGCCAGTTTTAATTTTAACTATCTTTACAAGGGCATTTTTCTTATTCCATTTAGATATGTTTAGGCGAATGCTAACAATTTCGCTATCTTCACCAAAACTATACATAAACAATGTTTTATTGTTTTTTATTCTATATAAACTTGAATACTTACTTACGGTTGTGCCATCATCATTAACTGCATTTGAGAAATAAACTTCAGTAGGGAACTCGTTTGCAACACTATCAAAGTAAACCAAGATAGATTTAATGTAAGAGCCATCATTTTTTACTGAAATATCTATATATTGAGCAGTTGAAAAGCCATAGTTATCATCACTTAAACAATTTCCCAAATAACCATTATATGATGAGTTGTTGCTTTTATAGAAAGTGAAAGTCCCATCTAATAAGCAGCCACTTACTTCGCCAGTTTCAGCATCGACACTACCACCACAAAGATGTAACCCCTTTTTACCTTTAAATGTTCTATCTAGGTTTAGGTCGGTTATATTACTTTGGTGGTTTTGTTCGCTATAACCAGTGAATTGCAATTCATAGTTTATTAAGTATTCAATATTAACAAGAGGGGCATTTTCCATATTAGATTGCCTCCCATTGTGCATATAAAATCATACTTGTTGTAAAAGTAACTTTGTGGTTTGTTATATATCTTGTTCCGCTACCATCAGCCATAGTATTCCAGCCGGTCATTTTATAACCATCTCTCGACCAAGTTTTAGGGTCTTGTGTCGATATTTCACTATCATAATCACCAATAGTAATTTCAACACCATAATCAAATTCCAAACCACTTGTTACGGTTTCGCTTGATATATTCTTGTTGTATACAAGAGAGAGTTTATCTTCATCAGCATTTGTGCCGACCATTTCAAAACTCTCATTTTGAGCAGCCAAAACCTCTAAACTCTTTGAATAAATCTTTGGAAAGTCCTTTGGCTTAAAATACATTTTCTTTGTTACATAAACATCTTCGACAACGTCATAAGCGACAACAACAAATTCGTTGTATTCCTTAATAAGTTTCATAAGCACTCTATAAGCACCTATGGGCATAAATTTAAACTCAAACTTTAATCGTGGAGTTAAGATGGTAGCATAAGAGTTTAGTTTGTTAATTCGACCACCAGTTGTTCTAGTTGGCTCTTTAAAGAAACTTTTTGCATCAAAATAAGAATAGCCAGAAAGATTTGGTATTTCTTGCCCATTTATCACTAATTTAATTCTATTCTTGCTAGATTTTTGATACATCTTATCTACCATAAATTTTGCTCCTTTTGTTATCTAGGTTGGAATGAAACATTGTATTTTTGAGACAAAGCATCAGCATTATTTGTTGCTTGTAATCTTGCTATTTCCTTACCATCTAAGTTGACAACAATTTCTTGTCCATCACTATTGTTCTTTGCTGCACCATATTCAATCAATGCACCAATCATAGCCTCTTTAAATTGAGAAATATTTACAACTCCAGTACCACGAGTACCTTGTGCTACAATTTCGGCACCTCTTTCACCAGCCACGTGATAAAGAGTTCCAGTTCCACTCATCATACCACCATTTTCGTGGGCAGTTGCGATGGCAGTTCCAGCAGCCAATACAATACCAGCAGCGATAGCAGCAGCAGTTATTCCAGCCATTGCTGGTGCTGCGATACCAGCCTTTGCAGCAGCGTGGGCAACAGCAAGTCCAACCAATACGGCAGCCAATACCGCCAAGATAGGAATTAAGATTTTTGCAGTTGTTCCCATTTTGTCGAAGTTTGTAATAAACTCTAACAAGCCAGTAACCAATATACCAATACCAACAGCCAAACCATTAACTGAGCCCATAAACTTTAAAGTGCTCGTTCCAAGTCCAGTAATGCCTTTTTTTAATGTGCCATCCATCACTAAACCAATAATTTTAGATGCACCTATAATCGCAAGAGTTGTGGCTATTCCACCAAGAATACTAGAAAGTGCACTCGCATCTTCAAGTATGCCACCAAGAGATGTGCCAGCCATTTGCTCTTGTGTAAACATTCCACTCGTGTCTTGTGTGTTGCTCATCGTACTAAACTCATCGAATGAGAATAGGTGAGATTGCTTGTTGTATTCTTTCATATAGTCAGTATTAACTTTCAACCAAGTGCTTTCGCCTTTAAGTTTTGCAGTTAAATAACTAATACCATTAGCAAGAGTTCCAACCGCCTTTGAGATGCCTTGAATAAGAGGTGTTACCAACTCTAATAGAGGCATAATTGCCACACCAACAGAGTTTTTCATTACAGTCATAGAACTTGTAACTTCACTCATTGTTTCTTTGGCACTTTCATCAAACTGGACAATATTATCGATACCTTCTTTCATTGATGAGGTAATCAATTTTAATGTAGTTCTTATCAATCTATATAAGGCAATTCTTTTTAGGCTACGAAAGAATGATGAGAGACCCTTTTTGCTCGCATTTTCACTTGTTTCGCTAACCTTTTTAACACTATCTTTAACAATATTTCCATACTTGTCGAAAGATGCAGTAGTGGTGGTTAATATCCTTTTACCGTCTTTATATCTTTCAAAGTATGCTTTTGTTGTTCCATCAGCATCTTTTGTTACTTTTATAAGGTTTCCGTAATTTTGTCTTTGTTCGGTAGTGTATTGCTTATTAGCCGCTGTAATTTCTTTAAGCAATGCCAATTCTTTATCACTAAGTTTTTGTGGGGTGCCTTTTTTCTCGCTAGGTATATCGCCACCGGTATTGTCTGGTACATTGACAACATCCTCGCCAACTGGTGTTTTAGGTTGTATTGCTTGTTTAACACCACCATCTATACCAGTCTTTCTCAACACTCTTTCAAGTGCAGTAATTTCAGCCTTTGCACCTTTTAACTCTCTAATAAAAGGTCGTAGAGAAGTGGCAAGCGATTGAAACTTTTTCTTAAACATCGTGGTGTCTAGTTTTGCAATCGTGTTTTCAAACTTTACCAACACTCTATCTAATTGAGATATTTTCTTGGCAGAACTTTCGCCATTTTCGTTGTCTTTGACAGCAATATCTAATACTAAACTATCAACATTAGTTTCAAGTGCCACTTTTTACTCCTCCTTTTACTATTCTCTTAGTAGACCACGAGCCATAAGTTTTGCTCGTGCAACCTCAATGAGATTTCTTTGCTCATCACTTAGTTGTTGACTTTCACCGAAAACATCGGTGTGTGGACATTCTGGGTAAGGTATTAGTTGGCTAGATTTTTCAATAAAGCCGTTTACATTCAATCTCGAACATTCAAGGGCTCTAACGACATATTGACCCATAAGCCACATATCTTGCTCTTTAAGTTTTCGTTTATGAGTGTAAACTGCCTCATACCTAAAAATAAGGTGAGGGTCGCCAAACCAATATTCTTCAGCACTCATACCGAGTGTTAAAGCATAATCAAAATAGTCCTCTTTATAATAATCAAGGCAATACCAGTCATCTTTGACCTCTTGCACTTGATTTTGATTGTTGTTTTGTTCTATTTCATTGAGAAGTTTACTTTCTTCTTTGTAACTTCTCTTTGGGTAAAACCCAGCAAAATAAACTCGTACATACCAGCATTAAAGTCATCTGCAACACCATTATCGTAAATGTATTCAATAATTTCGTTAGCATCTAAGTCATCGTTTCCAGCCGCTTTAAGCATAAGAGGGAATGCAAATTTAATACATTCTTCCAATTCTTTGTCTTGCTCATACAACTGAGATGTGCTTTTTGATTTTATGTTTTCAATCAAAATATCAACTTCATCAACTGGTTTATTGGTGTTTTTCTTTGCGTTTTCTTTTGCTTTTGTAAACACATATTCACTAAGTTTTGGGTATTCTTCAAGTGCCCTAATAGCAATGTCTCTATTAACAACAACATCGAAATTGTAAATACCACATTCCACGTGTTTTCTTAATTGTCTAATTTCCATTTAATAATCTCCAATTTATTTTCTATGTCGCTCTCCGGCAATCCTTTAATTATTCAGTAGGCTCCTCGCCATTTGTTTCCCCAGTATCTTCACCGTCCTCAACAACAGGCTCATCAACTAGGTCATCATACCAACCAGCATCATCTACAACATTGAAACGAACAGTTAATTCGTATTTTGAGTTTGTAGCACCAGCAGGTAAACCAAAGTCTTGTGGCTCAACAGGAATGAAATAAGATTTATTGATGTGTTTAATATCAACGCAAATCCACATTCTTTTGCCTTCTTCAGCATTTTTCTTTGCCAAATCAACAATTCCAGTATCAGCAGCCAAGAATTGGTCTATAACTTTTTGTGTTAAATTGAAACCAAATTCAAGTGCACCAAAATCTTTAAGACCATTTGTGTAAGTCTTATTGTTTTCTTGCACAAGAGTAGTTGTTTCGATTTGCTCTCTTTCTGGGTTGAAATCTGGGTGGCTTGTGCAATCTTCCCAAAGTGTGTATTGATTTTTAAGGGTAGGTCTTGTACCAGCAGCAGTTTCAAAGCCGTAAGAGACTTTTGTACCAATAGTAGTAGCAACTCTATTCATAACTTTCTCCTTATTTTAATTTTTTTTGTTTTAGTAGACTTTTTCATAGTCCTTTTGTATTGTAAACTCGTATCTTAAAGATGATTGATAAGCCTTTGTTCCATCCTCGAAAGGTAGGGCAGGGCTAGATGTAACCTCTCTCATAAGACCGATGTTTTTGTTTGAGCCATTAAATTTCAAGTTGTGCATATACTCCGATATGACATCTTGTAATACGATAGACATAGGCTCGGCTAAATATTGCTCACCACCAAACACACCTTTCAATGCGTATATATCTATTTGGACATACACCCGTAAAGTTTTTACGGCAACAAATGTTTCATCTTTTGGTGCCTTGCTCATACAATGCACCACATAAAATGATTTTGTGGCATCTTTTATATGGTCGGTGCTAAATGCTAATTTGCCTTTAATTTTTTTAGATGCAGTAAGTCTTGTATCTTTTGCAAACATTTCATCGATATAGGCAACTATATCATCAATAAATAACTTTGTAGGTTGTTTACTCATTATCGACATTCTCCTTTATCAATTCTTTTGCAATGTTAGACATTTCATCTCTTAACTTTAATGATGTATTAAACATCTGTGCTTTCGCTGGTTGTCCACGATGGAATACTTTGCCAGCATACCAACCACCATCAACTTTCGTTTTAGGGTTGTTGTAGTAATACTCCCAACCTTGTGTTGATTGAGGCGACCCCTTAGGGCTCTCAAATTCAATAGTTTCAGTTGGCAACTTGCCACCATAAGTTCCTTTACCCACAAGACCAGTACCGAACTCATCGAATGCGAGACCTTTGCCTTTTGCAACAACTCTCACTCGACCAGGCTCGATTTCCTCTTTTGAAATATCAACCTTTCGGTCGGCATATTCTTCTTGTGCGATTTCCATACCTTTGTCGGCGATACGATGGGCAAGAGTTGAGGTTATACTTCCCATTGATTTATAGGAATTAAGTTTTTTGCGAAAGTTTTGTAGTGCTTGCAAATTCGCATTAGCCATACTAAACCCTCTTTAATACAACTCTTATGCCTTTATTTTGGTTGGCAACTAGGTCAACCCTATAATTGGCATTTTGTCCATAGTATTCCTCATCGGTACTAGGCTTGACCCCATCAGTATAGAAAAGGTCGCCCTCTTTAAACTTTCCAAACCACTTTTCGTATGGTTGGCAAATGATGTTTTGATAGAGATTTACATTTTCGCCAAATTGTTGGTTTGCAGAATAACCACTTGCTGGTTGTAATGAAAACTCTTTTGGTTTTAACTTAATCTCTTCTGGCTCAGCAAATTCATTAAACCCATCTGGCTCTTTTAACTTTTTGCACCAGTAGATTGATTGTCCATATTTCATCTAGGCACCGCCGCATTAGGAACAATCTTTGCAACTAGCGAAGGGTCGATGTGGCTTGATGCATACTCCCAAGAAATTCCATTCTCGCTATATGCCTCAGCATTTCCCGCACCACGAGAAAGTATATCTTCCATTCGTTGTGCTAGCCAGTTTTTAATCATAAAGTCAATTACAAGAGCATCTGCACTTGGTCTATCGTTTGCCGAAGGATACTTGTAAAACAAGTAATCGGCTAGGGCATAACCATAGGCTCTTTCATAATCTTTATCATCAAACCAGTCTAGGGCAGATTTAACGATTTCGATTATTTTGGCTTTTATTTCGCTTTGGTCGTTCACTTGCTTTAACCTCCTCGTTTAAATTGTTATTAGTTTCAACATCAGCATTTTCAACCACTTTTTCAGTATTAGAATGAGAAAAAGTTGGGTCTCCACTAAGATTGTCCACAATGACAAAGCCACATTGCTCAAACACATCTTTAAATGCTTGATATGGAACTTTGCTTAATTGCTTACCTTTCTTAATGACAACCCAACTTTCCATAACATTCACCTACCAGATTATTAAGCAGTTAAAACACTAGCAATGATAACTTGTTCAGCCAACTCGAAAGATGGTAGAGCAATCATTGATACTTTTGTTTCAACATTTACAGGGTCAGTTTTCTTTGTTGTGGTAATAGCAATACCAGTTTCTACTACTGTAACATCAGCATCAGTTCCACCCATTAAATCACTTTCTTCTGGTGTAGTACCAAACCAAGTGTTACCAAGTGGAGTTTCTGGCATAAATACAACAGTACCATCAGCAACAAATTTAACTTGTTTACCTTCGTTTTCGTACAATTTGCTATTTACATAGAAAGTACATTCAGTTTCTTCCAACAAGAATTTCAAAATTGCTTTTGTGCCCATTGCTGGAATTTTAAGGTTGCTATCACTATGGAAATATACTGCATTTTTGATTGCATCACATTTCTTCAAGTGTCCAAGAGTAACACTATTTAACATAGCCTCTCTTGGTCTAACACCAGTTTTTCTTTCGATGGCATCTAACCAGTTGTTGATGTCAGCGACTGGGTCAGCATTTGCATAGTCATCCCATTTTAAAGTAGGAACAACTTTGTTTTCAGCAGGAACTTCATAATCATAAGAGTATGATTGTCCATTGTCTGCTAATGCGATAGCACCAGTTGTAAGTGCTTGCATACGCATAATTTCCAATGTCAATAAAGCATCTTCTACAAGAGTTAATTTGTCATTGAAAATATCATTTAAGATGATTTTAACGGCAGCATCATTATTTGCATTACCGATAAGTTTGTTAAGTTCTTGTCTTTGTCTTTCATCGATAACTTTGCTATTTTTGAAGAAAGGCATTTCTGCTTGTAACTTAGCAATTTGACCTCTATTCAATGGAACAACTTTCGCATCGAATGCAGAAAGACTTAATTTAACAGGGGCTTTTCTAGCACCTTTAATCCAAGATAAATCAAGTCCTAATTTTTGTTTTGATGGGAACTTGCTTTCACCAAAGTATGGTGCTCTGTGTTGGCGAGACACTAACCAATATGTTGCTAATGTCTTACTTTTAACTAATTCGCTTATTGATTTAGGCATTATTCATCCCTCCCATTTTGGAACATAATTTTTGTTAAAGCAGTTTTAGCAGCATCTGCTACTTCTACTTCAAGTTTGGTAACATCGACAATACCAGCAACAACTAATGTTGCATTTCCGTTACCTTCAGTAACATCTACATCGTGTAATAGTACACCTTGTGAATTTGCACCAGTATCAGCACCGTTAGTTACAGTTAAAACTGTTTGTCTATCAGTCAAGCAGTCTACTGTTCCACCAACAGGAGTACCAGCCTTAATGATTTTCTTGCCATCGCTGTCAGCACTAACGCCAGTATTCCCAACGATACAACCAACAGTATGTGCAAGTTCCGGTGCGATTAAGATATTTTTATCTGCACCAAAAGTTTCTTTTTTCATACTTTACTCCTTTAAGTTTTATTTTTTGGGGCTAGTCATTTTTGCCTAGCGAAGAGTAAGCCCCTTTGATAGCATCAATACTCTTGCCATCTAACTGGTTAGACTGTGCAAGGTCTCTTGCGAAAGCAACATCTTCATCATCCTCATCTAAACCACCAAGCAAATCATCGCCTTGCGGAGCAGGTGGGGTGCTTTTTTTGATGCTTTCAGCCTTTGCTGACTTTGTAGCCTCCTCAGTTCTTGTTTTCATTATGTTTGCATATACTGAAACAATACTTTCGCCTTTTGATTGTGCCTCAACGATTTTTGCACACTCATCGGCAGAGAAACCATTTTTGATAAGTTCATCTTTAAATTTAAACTCAGCAACTTGTTTTTCAAGTTTCTCTTTTTCCTCAATTAAAGTTTGGTGTTCCAAATCTTTCTTTTGAGCATCTGTAAGGTTTGCATTTTCCTTTTCTTGGTATTCTGCAATAGCCTTTTTAAGATTTGCGATTTCACTTTCTCTTGCATCGAATTTGCCTTTTGCAACATATTCGCCACTAGATAGGTCTGCCAAGTTCAACCCATTTAAAAGTGCCAAAATTTCCTCTGGCTTTAAACTTTCGTTGTACTTATCGCCAAGCAATTTTTTGTAATCTAACACTACATTCTCCTTATCACACTAACTTTGATTTATAAATGCCCGGTCAGTTCCGTGCTTTGTGTGGCTAACTTCTTTAAATCTCGCTTAGCAACGAGAAATTTTTGCTTTTAGAGTGTGTGCTCACTTTTATAATCACTCTTGCGAGGAATTATCTTGTTTGTCTTTGGTAGGGACATTTTTGTCCTTACCATCGTTTTTGGCACCGACATTATTGTCGCCACCAGTCGTGTCTCCGTCATCTTTGTCGGCAACATCTTGTTTTTTGATTTCTTGTTTGGCTTTTGTTTCTCTTGCCTTTTGGTCTTGTTGTTCCCATTTCTTAGCAAGTGCACAAACATCATCAAATAGGTTAGTAGCCTTTAAGATTTCTTCTTTTGGCATATTTACACCATAAAGTTGAGCAATAGATTGAGCCTTAACAAGCATATTGTCGCTTTGATTTATGCGATATTTGATTTGTATTTGGCTCGCTGCAATATTCTTAACAGGACAACTAGGAATTTCTTTACATATTTTTAGAATACCCTTCAGCACATCATTGTCGCCTTTAAGCAATGTGGTAATATCGTTACGAATGATGGTGTGGGCATTTTCCCAACCGCCACCAAGCAATCTCGCTTGTCCAGTATCACCACCACTCGTTACTTGTCCACTGGCTAGGGGTACGCCAGCAATGTCATAGGCTTGTGTAAGCCTTTCTTCGTAAAATGAATTTAAGCCTGCAAAGTCAATTTTTATGGTAATAACATCGAGTTTAGCCTCCGAGTTGTTTTTGTTCTCTGGGTTATCATTCAACACTAATGCACCCTTCGATTTCATATCATCGATAATCTTTTGCGAGATGTCGGTGTTTTTGAAAACCAGGATAATGTTTGCACCATCAACAATCATATCTATCACATTTGAAACAAGTGTGTTGATACAGTTGAATAGGTCTCTATTAAGTTCGACAACACCCATACGAGCACTATTTACACAATGCTCAACCATAGGCATATCAAAGAATGATTTACCAACCTCAAAGGCTAGGTTATCAAAGCCGTCAAATGAATAGCCACATCTAGCAACGAAACGAGCATATCTAGTTTCTATGTAAATTTTGTATTCATAGTTGTCGCCAGTAATTGGCACATCTACAAGGCTTTGTTTTTCGGTTTTTACAAGAGAAACACAGAACAATGGGTTATTGCCACGAACACTTGAATAAACAACAAAGTTGTCTCGTGGGTCAACATCATTAAACTCAAAAGGAGCCTCTGTCTCAATATCGAAACCATCTTGCTTGGTCTTATATGAATAGTATTCAATGCCATTCTTCTTCTTTTTCTCAATGATGTCAGTTCTTGGGCAATGGTAGGTAACACCAACACCACAAGTATATATCCACTCTTTGACATTCTTGTCTTTTGCGAAAAAGTCAACATCATCGAAGTATCTATCAAGGAAAATCATATCATCGCATTTAACATCGCCCTTGTGAGAATATGTCCTTCTCTCGCTTGTGGTAAATGCCACTTTAAAATTGACGTGTCTATATGCGTGGTTTTCACTAACCTTGTTATTGTTCTTAACGTCTTTGTTGTAAAGTCGTTTTTTGTTTGCAATATCTTGCAAGCCCAACATAAAGTCGTGTAAGTAATTGATTTTTTCTCTACTTTGTTTATGTTGTTGTAATATGGTTGGCAGGTACTTTTTTATAATGTCCAAGCCATATTTATTTGTTGGTAAAAAGTCATTATCGGTTTTGGGTATTTGTATTTTAGGAATACCCCTAAACTTGTAATTGTAAGGCTTAGCCATTTGTTCCTCCCATAAGATTTTTATAAAAAAAGTGCGTAAATACGAAATCACCCTCTTAAAGAGTGAAAAGGTATCTACGCACCTAATATTGACACTTGACTTCGCAAGTTGCCATTAAAACTAATCTTCAATGTAATATTTTACATATCGTTTGCAGTTGAAACATCTTATTTTTTTGATAGGCTTATCTGTGTTTTGCACCTTATCAAAATTAAATACAACCTTTTTGTCGATAACAAGGTCATCATTTTTTATAAGTTGTTTATGGCAAACTGGACAATAAAGTTTTTGTGCCACAATCATTTCTCCTAAATATAATCGCCACTATACTAACACGAAAAATCAATTTTGTCAATTTTATGTGTCATTTTCGGCGATTTGTATACCCTATTTGTCAGTTTTTAGAGTTGTAAAGTATAGGCTTTGTGATTTCCACCGTTTAACCTTACAAATTTCTCTGCATACATTGCCACTGCATCTGGGGCATCATCGTATTTGTTTTTAGTTAAGTATGAGTAGCCAGTAAAATATTTCATAAAGTTTCGCATTTGGTGTTTAATTCCATACATTGTAAATTCAGGGAACACCATATTGTTACGAATTGTTGCCTCGTTGTCGGCAATCTTATCTTTTTTAACCTTAGTGGTGTAAATTTCAGTAAAGGTACAACTTGTGTAGCCTCGCTCTTTACACATTTTTTCTAGTAAGGTTTTTAAACTTGTATCAGTATTTCTTTCGATATGAAACTGAGTTACTTTGTGTTTAATTATCTTTTCAACGATTTCATTATGCAATTCCTCAATCGGTCTCATTTCAAAAATAACATCTTTCAAATAGTGCAAATTGTCGATTTTTACACAAATAGGCATTGAGACATAGTTGGCACCAGTTCTAGCAGGGTCTAGGACAGCATAGACACTTTCCATATCGCCATCTTTCTTATGAGGAATAGATGAATAGGTCAATATGTTTTTGTAATCGAAAGGGCAACCTTCAATAGGCATTGGCTCTTGCTGGTCCATAGAATAAAACTCTCTTGGGTTTTCATCTCTCTTTCTCTTGGCTTTTTCCTCCGAGTACATTGCGGGGAATGTTATTTTATCAGTATCATAATCAAGTTTTGGAACTTGCACAAACACCGATTTGAATTGAGTGTTGACGTGGGTATATTTGTTTACTGAAGAACGAATAGCATTATCGCCACCATTTCGCCTTTTGATGGTACATAAAAAGTCCTCATTGTGGTAGGCAGTCCCAGTAAAGAACTCTAAGTTGTGGTAATCATCATATTTTCTTCGTTCCCATTCACTATCATACATTTCAACATCTTGTTCGTGTATGTGAATTTTTGCCTTATCTTTTGACTTGGTAACATCATCGTAAAATTTGTATTTATATCTGTTACCATCAATGGGTGTCATTTTGTTGCAAAAAAGCAAACTTTCACCCTTGTCGCTACCGTGAATTAAAAGTCTAGTAGGTTTGTCATTTCCACCTACTTGGCAAATATCAAACATCTTTTCCCTTTCGCAATTAAACTGAGCATAGTAGGGGAACACTTTTGCATATCGAGGCGAAAGCATATACTTAATAAGCCTATTCGAGTTTGATGCTAAGTTGGCAGGGTTACCAGTTACCTTTAAGACATCGGCATCGACTTCATAACCAAAGATAAAAGCAATAGTAACAGTATCTTTATATGATTTACCATAACCAGTAGGGGCTTGTGTAAACATCTTTTGCCAAGTAAAATTTAATATCGCTTGGGTCGCATAATACCAGTAGCCACCGAAACAATTAAGGGTTAGGTTAAATATTCTTTTGCTTGGCTCTAAGTCCCATTCCATATAAAGAGCAAAGTGTTGCATTGACCTACAAGCAGCAAGGGCATAATAATCATCATACAATAGGCTATATTGAAACATTATTTTTTCATCTTTAACCTTTGCTTTTTCAAGTTGCTCGATTTTCTTTTTTAAAACCATTATCATACCAAGATATGTTCTTTTGCCACCAATATCTTTATGACCGATTACATAATCAGCGATTAGTTGTCTAATTTGATTTTCCTTTTCATCAGTTTTATTTTGCGACAAAAATTTATGTATTTGATGGTGTAATAGTTTATGAAACTCGCCAAACACTTTCAAACACAACTCATCATTAGACCATAATTCCTTAGTCCTGCAAACCTTGTTTACCGACTTCGATAATTCCTCTATTGCAGTAGTGTAATCATTGAAAGGATAATTTGTCATAATTATTTCCTCTTTTCTTTAATTTTCTTGGAACTCGCATTTTCTATTAAGCCTTTAATATTGTTCACCATTTCGATTGCCTGTTGAGGGGTATAGTCAATTTCTTGCTTGGTTGTTATGGTTGCACTAAAATCGTTTTGCACGGTTTCTTGTCCATAATCTTTGGTAGATGCAAAAGCAAGGGCAGTTTTTTCACTTGCATTGCCTTGTAGCGAACTATCAAATATGCTATGGGCAAAATCACCATTTATAGCATCAACCCATTTTTTCAATTCCTCATCTGTGCTTTTTTCAAACTTATTAAAGATTTTTGTTGTGATGCCCATATAGGCACAAAATAGGGGCTTAGTTGGTGTAATTTCAATATCATCACTTATTCTATTTATCAAAGCCATAAAGTGTTGGTAGTAATCTCTTAAATCATTAGCATCAAAGTCGGCTAAATCTTCATCGGTCATCAAACCATAGGCTCTAAATAATTCAAGCAACTTATTGTTGACAACTGCACCAAACTTTAAAGGCATTGGTTTCTTTAAATACATATTGGTTTCTTTCTTTTGCACTTGAATAATGAGGGTTGGAATAAGGCTCTTGTAGATTTCAAGGTTTCTATCAGCCAATGTTAATATTTCGCCATTTGGCTTAATTGTTATTTTCTTGCCCATTCTTTTCCTCCTGTTCGATAAACTTAAACATCATTTCCAAAGCATCATAAAAAGGTATTTCTTCTTTTATTTTTGCCTTATCGGTGCCAACATTTTCCCAAATACAAAATATTCCGTTCTCACATTTTCTATTTGTGTTACACCCATAAACAACTGCTTTAAGTGCTAAGAGTTCTTTTTTAGTCAACCTTTTAGTTTTAATTGCTTTTGTTTCAGCCAAATGCTTTTCGGCATCCTCTCTTGTTTCAAAAAAGTTGCCATAAGTTTCAAGTTTTTGCTCTTGCCATTCTTTTGGTTGTTTGTCAAAATTCGCAAATTTTAAGCCGACACAAAAAACATTGTCGTGCTTACCAATTCCATAGATTTTTGCACGTTGTTTAATCAGTTTATATAATCGCTCTCTGCTAATCATTGCACATCAAACTCCTTTTCCAAATCTTGCATTTTGCACATAACCTCTTCAAAGTCATACCATTCATAGTTGGGGCAGGTTTCCATTTTTTTATTTAACCACCTTTTTAATTTGTTCCACCTGCTTACTAGAAGTTTAAGTTGAGTTAGGGTTTTCGGCAATAATCTACCCACACAAACAATCTCGCCACTACCTAATTCATCTTTGTTGGGGCAGGTTTCACATTCACCATCAATACAACATTTTAATGCTTTTATTACCTGTTTCTCATTCATATTATTCGCCTTTATCATCAACTGAATTTAATTCATCTTCCATCTGGTCTATTCTTTTTATTAGGTAGGTGAGGTAATTTGAAATAAACCCATACATTTCACAACTTCCATACTTATGGTGCTCTAAATCTCTATCAAGCATTGCTTTTAATTCTCGCAATTCTTTTAATGCTCTTGGAGTTCCAAGATTTGGTATGTCTATTACGAATGGTGGGCGACTACCTTGTCTATAAACCAAAACCTTACCATTGATTAAGTTTCGATTTTCTATTTCAGTTATAGCATCAACATCAATACTTCCATCTTCAACACATAAAACTTTCATTTTATTTCTCCTTTTCCAATTCAAATATTTTGTCTAAAAGTGCCCCTTTTGTAAAAAATGTTTACTTAAAAACTTTCCATCATCTCTTTGTATGACCCACGCAGTTTCAGTTTTCATTGCCATACTCCTTTAATAAGTTATTTAAAAATTCTTTTAATTTATCTGCATTTATTGTTGCATACCCAAAAGCAACATTGCCAAAGTTGTCTATTATAGGCTTGCGATTAAGATTATATTTTTCAACAATCTTCTCAATAATCTGCTTTGGTTGTTCCATCAGTTTCTTTTCTAGTTCATCTCTTATTAAGAATAAGGTTTCAATATCATCTTGCCTTTCATCAATAATTTCATTGCATTTTTCGAGTTCTTTTTCTAATTCTGCGATTTTTTGTTTTAGTTTTTCTATTACGACATCTTTGCCTTTTGGTTTCCTATTGGTTAGAGTAAAATAACATTCTCTTTTTATTGTCTTGCCATCATTTAAGCAACATCTATGTTCTAAATCATTAAAATGAATGCAGTTTCTACAATTTATCCTATCACTCACGCCTGCTTACTCTCCTTAAATTTTATTAAACAATGCAAATTTAATTAGTTTCTTTGCGAGTTTTAATGCTTGTTTTCTAGTTAGGTGCATTCTTGTTGTTATCATCACTTCCTTTGGAATAGGGTAATCGCACCAGCCATACTCATTGCATTCCTCGTGTTGCTTTTTTAGGTCTAGTCCTAACTTTTGAGCCTCTATCCATTGAATTTGAGCCTCTATATTATCGATACCAAGCCAAATATGTGGCTCTACACTAGAACTTCTTTGTAAACTACATTCCTTGTTGTAGTCATCTTTAAACTTTAAAATACTAAAACCTCTACTGGTTGTTTCTTTTTTAAATTTCATTATTTACTCTCCTTATTTCGTAGTTGGTCTAATTCATCTCGGTCTATAATTAGCATCTTATATGCACCGTGTTTGTTGGCAGCATACAAGGGTCTTGTTTCGCCAATAGCAATAATGTCATCAATAAACTCGTTCCGTGCTTGTTGTTTGATTTTTGCAATCTTGTCATAGGTTTCTCTAAGTTCTTTATAAATAGCATCGTATTCTAGTTGTTTGCCTTGATAGGCACTATGCCAAAACTCACCAACACTAACTTCGCTTTTTAATTTTTCAATTTCTTGCTTTAATTGTCTATTTTCTATCGCATAGTCAATATTAGGGTTTCTCTCTGCCAGTTGTTTCCAATATTCAATTCCCAGTTCTTGCATTTTAATAATTTGGTCTTTTTCTTTATCGTGTTCGGCAAGAAGTTTAATCTCAACATTTTCCTCAGTTTCAAACCAAAGTCTCACAATAACTTCATTTACATTGTCTGTAACTCTTGTAATTGACTTGGTTTCTGGCATTTTATCAACACATATTTTCATAATCGCTCCTTATTGATTTTCAAAAATTCCACTTTCAATCAGCCTAGTAACAACCCTTTTCATCATTACTGGTGGCACCGACATTCCACACACATAGCCGATATTTGTATATGTATTTGGGCAAAAGTCAAAGTCGATAGGGAATGTTTGACTATTTCGCATCGTTTCCTTACTTACATAGGCAATGTGTTCTAAATCTATTAAATCTGGTTTTGACCTTATCGTATTCATCACATCATCATCTCTTATATAGAATGTTTGGAAAGCACTGCCTTTTTGTCCTAATCGAACTCGTGTGTCAGCAATAGATTTATCGCTCTTAACTGCTTGTTTTGCAATATGGTAGTATATAGTATCTTTCCCAATAGGGTTTAAATTGCCTTCTTTAATCATTTTATAGGTGATGGGCTTATAATTGAAAAACATATCAATCTTATCTAAATCAAAGTCTAGGCGAGTAGCAACAAAGAAAACACGATGTCTCTTTTGAGGGATGCCCATTTGTTCACCCTTCAGCAACCAATGTTTAACTTTGTAGCCAATTTTGTGGAAGTTGGCATATATTTGTTGCACATATTTCCAAGCATTTCCTTTCATAAGCCCTTCAACATTTTCCATTATCACAACTTTGGGCTTTAATTTGTTTACCGTCTCTATAAAGACAAAAGACAGGTCATCAAGGGTTTGTTCTTTTTGACCCTCTCTAAATTTTTTCTCAACACCCCAACTTTCTTCTCTCTGTCCAGCAGTAGAGAATGGGGTGCAGGGTGGCGAGCCATCAAGTATGTCAAGGTTGTAAAGTTCTTGTGGTAAATCATCTTTCTTATTAAAGTCTCGTATATCCATCACAAAGTTATATTTAGGGTTGTGATTTGTTTTGTAAATTTCATTCATCTTGGGGTCAATTTCGCAACAACCTATAACATCACACCCACAAAGTTTATAACCCATCGTAGACCCCCCCCCACAAGAAAAACACGAAAAGACCTTTAATCCATTCTTTTCTTCTGGGTAATCATCTTTCATAGACCATTTCCAGTCTGTGCTGACTTGGGGCTTACAATTTTCATAGCCATCACCAAGACTTTCAAATAATGATAGTTGTTCAGCCATATGTTTTCATTCCTTTTTTGTTAAAATATGCTCTATTTGTCAGTTTTAAGATAATCAAAAATACTAAGTTGTGACATTTCTTTATTAAGCCACTTAATACCTTTTTCGTAATAATTCTTGTTAATCTCACAACCTATAAATTTTCTTTGCATCTTATGACAACAAACCTCAACAACACAACTTCCAGCGAATGGGTCAAATATCAAGTCGCCCTCTTTGGTGTAAAAGTTTAATATTGCCTTAAATAACTGACTTGGTTTTTGGGTTGGGTGAAAGCGAACATCTTTGTGCATCATATCGCCTTGTAGCATTCCATTGTAAAGATAGTGAAACACACGTGCAACACCTTTACTACACCAAGCCAACTCGCAATCGGCGAAATCATTTCTCATTCCATCATCACATCTCTTATCCCACACAAGCCAAGAGCCAGTAGGTGGTAGGTAGTCGGTATAGTAATTGCCACCAAAGATGATTTGGTTTTTAGAAACTTGAAACATTAAGTCAAAATACTCTTTTGTGAGCCTTTGTTTATCCCAATCACCAGTATCGCTATAATCTCTACGATTTGCTGCTGCTCTTCCAACTCTTTTAACACCATTTGTGTATGGCATTGAGCCAACACCTATTCCGTATGGTGGGTCGGCAATAAGCCAATCGGCTTTTACCCCCCCCCCGTACCCTTTCTCGCAT